CCGTGACGGATATATTTGATTTGTCCACTGATATTTTACCTGCTTCAGCGTCAGCAGTTGCTATTTCTTCTGTCATAATTATTCCACTCCTTAACGCCGAGCGATGGCGATTTTTGAATTATAACACAGGTAGTTACATGCGGTCAGAATGCTTCTTAGAAAGCTCCTGCCAATTGACTAATTGTAGCACTTGATCGTAAGTAATAATACGACCCGATACCTGCTGTATGTTGTCACTGGTTGCCTCATGCAACTCAGCNATAGTTTCTTCACGTAGTTCGTGAAGCATTTTAATGAAGCGAGCAAACGCCTCGTAGTTATGAAGTGTTTGTATGTCGTCTTGTATTTGCATTATATCTCTGTGGATTGCGTGACGTTAAACAGATTGTAAGTATTTGTCAATAGACCGATACTACATGTTCTGGGTATCAATCTCACCCATCTGGGCAGGTTGAGTTCCTACTCGTCCAATCTGAGCATTCTGAGCTTGTTGCATTTGGAATGTGTATTGACCAACATACTTCTGTAACCTAGCGGCAAAAGCCTGATCGGTTTGTATACGTTGTGCTACGTCTGGTTGTTGTCCATATTGCTCTACAACTTGAAGGGCAATCTGTGCGCCAGCTTGTCGAGCCGGCATTTCAATACCAGCAAAGATTTTAGCTAAGTCATCAGTAACCTGTTCAACTACTTGTTGTTGTGCTGTCTCGACGGGTTGTAGGATAGCATCAGCCATTACTGGGTCAATGCTTGCGGCAGCAACATCTAGTAGGCTATCTACGTTCAGACGATTGTTAGCGTTCAACTGATTCAATGCTACGAACTGTTGTAGTTTTCTTTCAACAGTTTCTGGGTCATTGTTCTGAACGTCGAAGTTAACCATGATGTCAAAGTTCTCATCAGGGTTGCCCTTGTCAAATACTTGAGCGTCAGGGACACCTGTTACTCGGAAGAATACTTCGTCTGGTCCAAAGCGTTGGAAGCACTTGTAAGCCATCCCAATTACCTCAGCAGTGTGGCTAAGGAACTTATCTACCAAGAACTGCTTGCGTATTTGGCTGATTTGAGAACCTTCGTCTAGACCTACTAACTTGTCGGATAAGTTTAGTAGGGTGTCTTCCATTTCAATGGAACCAGTAGGTGGTGGGGGTGTAGGAGCAAAGTCCAAATCACCTTTACGGCGATACGGGATCAATCTGCCTGGTCCCCAATCGTTGGGAGCTTGACCAACTGGGTGAAGGATGGGAGGTAAAGTAGCTATGCTGTTGCGGTCAACTCGTGAGTCACGCTCAACCTTAACTTGGTTCTGTAGGCCGCGTAGGATAGATGGCACAGTTGTTGTGTCATACAAACGCTTGCTGTCTTCAGATAGCTTTGTAACTACTACAGGATAGTCTTCGTATCCATTGAGTAGTTCAAACTTAGCATAACCTGGGGCTAGTTCATTACCGCTGAACTCCTTGTGGAATACAGTGCAGTAAATGCCTTCTGCGCCATCTTCTTGGTCAATGAGACGTTGATACGCATAGCAGATTTCTACTAGCTCATCAGCCTCGTAGGCATTGTCAGATAGACTGAGGCTGCGACGACCTTCTTGTTCGCGCTCGATGGAGTCAATGTTTACACCTCTATACTTAGATATGATGTAGTCTACAAAGTCTTCGTCCCATCCGTCAGTAACTACTTTATTCTCTAGTTCCTGTGGTGTGTAGTAGGTCTTCCAGAAGCAGTAGGGTGCGCGTTGTGGGTCAGTGACGTATGGTGGGAAAAAGAAATCACCATCTGGTGCAAGTGTTTTGACATCAGGGGCATTGACTTGTCTACGAACGATAGGAAGTTCAGCGACACCAGTCTTTCTTAGTTCACGTAATGCCTTCTTGGCACGCTTCTTGGTTGTTCCTTCAAAGGTTGCTTGGAGCAAGGCAACTAGCTGTTCGTCATCGTTGCCGTTCTGTATAGCGTCAGCAACATCTGGACTAACCTGTGCAATTTGATTCAAATCCAGTTGTTGCAGGATTCTACGATCTTCTTTCTGCCAACCAATATATGTAATCAATATACCTCGCTCAAGCAAATAATTAGCTCCTAGCTCCATCTCACGGTGGAACCTAGGTATGTATCCAGAAGATACCATCCATTTTAAGAAACCAGACACTATTCGGCTACGTGCGATGTCTCCGCTTTCTACTGGGAATGCCCTGACGTTTGCACGGTTCAGGGATGCTATAAATAATGATACTAGCCTTGTGATACGCTCATCAATGAGGTGGCACTCCATATCGGACGCACCCTCCCAAGGGAAAGCGTCGGCTCCGTGCTTGCGGTGGTCACGGCTCTTTCCTGGCCAGAAGTTTCTGCGGTCATCGTAGGATGTCCGGCATAGGTCAAAGTATGCTTCTAGCTCAACAACCGTTTGGTCGTAGGCTAGACGGAGGGTCTTAATATCTGGCTCCTCCTGTAAATATGTAAGGGATTCTGAAACGCTATCAGTTATCATTTTTTGGTTCTAATCTTTTGTGCACGGATTTTAACAACCGAATTGTATAAGTAGATGATACGCCTATTGTATCACATAGCTCTGCATTGGTCATTGGGACTCTTGTTTCGTGCAATACATACCGCCTAAGCATTTCCCAGGCAGCGAACCTATCAACTTGTTCCCTGCACCAATTACGATTCAGGGTAATATCAGTGTCCTTTTCGCACATAACGGTAACTCGTCCCTTTGTTGTCCGATATTGCTTCGAAGGTAATAACCTTTCCTATTAACTTGCCCTGCCACTTTCTGGGGACAAGCATCGGGACTCTTTTACCAATATCTTTATTGTAAACGTAGTTATATCTAGGGTTCGGGCATTCGCCCAGAACGTGACCCAAGTAATGCTTGGGTATAATTTCTTCAATCATTAAGGATTCCTCGAGGATTGCTGTTCCCTCTTCATTTACCCAAGTGTTCTTGCCCTTCCCTGTCAATGAACCCTCAGGTAGTTTTTCTTCGGCTATTCGCATAGCTTCATCGAACTCAACTTCCTGTTCGGTTGCAATTTGTATTAATCTTTTTTTTGGCATTAGTAACCTCCTTGTGTTCTGGTTGTTGTTTGCATTTCGTTTATTGTAAAGTAATCCGGACCCATTCCAGCGTTTGACATCCTAAAATATCTAAGAGCATCAAAGAAGTCCTTCAGGGCTTCGTCGGATTTACCTTGTGAATTGTAGTTAATAATACTCTCTATTAAGTTCCCGCAGTCCTGGTGAACGTAGCACCTTGGTCTATTGGCTTCATCTACATCGAAGTTCGGGTTATAATTAAACCACTCATCCAGTGCTGTGCAACCAATCTGCTCAGTCTGACCATCGGATGGTAAAAAGCTCATACCGTAGTCATAGAATCTAGTAAAAAGATCAACATTGTTCTCATTCTCCTTAGCAAAGAACCTAGAATCCCCAATGCGTTCCATAACGGATATGCCGAGATCGTCCTCTATTTCTTTGAATAACTCCACGTATCCTTCAACGTCGTAGCCAATCTTCTTAGAAGCTGGTCCGTATCTCCACTTGGGGTCACCGAACAACGCCCATTCGCCGTATGTGTCCCTGTCGGGCCACTCCTTGCGTATAAATATCTCATCCTCCTCGGATACTCCAGCCCAGAGTGCAACGTAGTTACGAGCAAAGGCGGGGTCAACTATCTGATACCAAGTCAAGGAATCCTTATCAGGGAACTTAATGCCGTGCTTGTTTGGCTCATCTGTTACTACATTTAGCTCAGGAGTAAAGTTCGGGAGCAATGAAGTCATTGACTTAGTAGGCAACCCATACGCACGAACCATTATCTGATCCTCGCTGGAGTTCTTTAAGTCCTTAGCTATGCGGTCATAGCCGCCAAATGGGTTCTCGTCCGAATGCAGGTATACTATCCCGGCATCTCGCTCAGGGCTGTATTGTTGAACTGGGACATCTTTACCCAGAAGCTCTGCGTTCTTAGTCTCCAGTGTCTCTGCACCCTTTAGGTATTCGGAGACGAAGGGTGTGTATCCATCAATGGGCGTGAACCCCAGGATCATCTTGGAGTCCCGTGTAGCAAGCCTAAAGCGTAAAGTATTAACTAACGCCGAATCACCTAAGTATTCGTCCAGCCAAGCACCTATGTTTAGACTCTCGGCGTTCTTGAACCCGAACTCGAAGCCCTCAAGGATGGTCTGATTGTTACTGAACTGCGTATAGGTTTTGAAGTCCACCCTAGTTCTAGTATCAGGAAATATGAAACTAGAGCCAGTGAAGCCATTCTGCATACTAAAATTAATATAGCCCTCAATTCCTTTTGTCTTTCTTCTGAACTCCTTGGGCATCATTTCCCAGACAGCTGCTTGTTGAACCTTCACGGATGTATCCGCGTTCTGGCTGAAGCACACAACGTGCCCGTCCTGATTCTCGGTAACAGCCTGCATAACCATCTTGGCACATCCTGTGGTCTTACCACTTCTATTACCCCCGAAGGTAATAACCTCATCGTATTTTTCAATAGCGTCCCGCATACGCTCCCAGCCAGGCAGATCAAAGCCGTGACGTAAGGGATCACTCTCCGCTGCACGTATACGCCCCTCGTGAGCCTCGTGCAAGTCCGACAGGAGCTTGGGGTCAGCCTCGCCTAGAAGGATTATTTCCTCGTCCGTGGGGGCTTTGAGGATTGGGTGCTTTGTAAAATCAATCAGCATTAATAATACTCCTCGTCATCATCCTCATCCAGCTCCTCGAACTCCCACTCGAAATCAACATCTGGGTTATCAATACGCATCTCCTCGCCAGCTTCGCTAAGAAGCATCCTCCCAGCGGGAAGGTGGTCGTAATCAAAGAATACTTCACCCATATCATCCATTACTATGAAGCAGTAATGCTCGAAGTGCTCGCCCAGTATACCCTTTACTTGCTCATATATGGGTTCATAGCTGTCATCTATTATTGATTTAGGCATCCTTTACCTCCGCATCTATTATCTTAGCCTTCTCGATACGCTCCCTGGCCGCCTGTATGGTAGCCTCGTATTCATCCTGAGTATACACCTTTCGTTCTTCAGTAATCTGTGTAGCTTCTCCTCTGGCCGTCAGAGCCTCCCTAGCGGAGTTAGCCTTAGCTATTGATAGTTCCTTCAAGTCCCGGAAGGATACCTCCATTTCGGGGTCATTCTCCATTCGGTCACGAACTTTATCTATTAAATCTTCCTCCAAGCTGGATAGGTTCAAGTAGTTCTTTGCCGCGATTCTACCACTGAGTTCCCGAAACTTCCCCATATGGTCAGCGTAATCCGCCAGAACGGAGATAACAGTCTCCCTGTCGTAGCCGTATTTACGCACTAGCCTAGTCTGGCTAGAACCCGTGCTGTATAGGTAGAGTAACTTAGCGACCTTGTCGGGATCGTATACGCTTAGGCTCTTAATACTATGGATCTGTTTTTCGGAAGCAATCTCGTGAATGCTTTCCTTGATCTTCTGTATTAAATCCTGTTGTTCTTGTTTTGACTTATCCTCCATTTTTCCAGCATTAGAATAACTTATATACTGACTGTCAAGCCTTTTTTACTTGACACCTTAGTCAGCCCATATGTTATACTCCCTACCATAGGGTTTCCAAGCCTTAAGGATATTAAATATATTATGAGTGACGCGAACCCCAAGTGAGCGCGTCATAACGAAAAAGGGCAGTCAAGGAAGGGCTACCGAGGGTAGGGGAAACAGAGGGTATGGCTACCGAGGGTAGGGTTACCAAGGGTAGGGCTACCGCAGGTAAGGGCTATGAGAGGATCATTTTTTTAAGGTGTCCCTTTTGATATATATATATATAACGCCCCCCCTTTTTTTATCCCCACCCCCCTCATTAGTCCAGCTAATAGTAGACTTGCCTTGCATTAGGACAGCTAATGGACCAGGTGGTAGTGAACACTTGTTCACCCAAT